AAAATGGTGATCGCGAGCCTACCGACGATACCGGGCTTTATCCTATTTTACATTTTGCGCCTAATGATGAAACGAGCCGTTTTAATTTTCAGGAATGCATGATATATCAATTAAATTTAGGCGGTAACTTTGTGGCTGAACGCCTTTTAGATGGCCGAAGGCTCGCAGGGCTGTCTCAAATCCCTTGGCAAAATTATGATATCATAAGAGATTTTAAAGACCGTAAATTAAAATATAGATTGCGCGGTACTACAGAGCAAATAATGTTAGATAGAGATCAGGTTTTACATGTACCCGGCCCCTCGTTAGATGGCATTGTTGGTATGTCTCTTTTAACTTACGCCGCTTCTGTAATCCGTCTCAGCAATTCTTATGATAGCTTTGGACAGGATTTTTATAAAAACGGCGCTATTTCTTCCGGCGTTTTTGAAATAGATTCATTTTTAAAAGATGAGGCTTATAACAGACTGAAAAAAGATTTAGCTACCAATTATACCGGCTTGAAAAATCGCGGTAAGCCTATGCTTTTAGAGGATGGCTTGAAATATAAAACGCTGACCATAAATCCTATTGATGCCGAGCTTTTAGGAAGCCGCAAATTTCAGGTTGAAGATATTTGTAGATTTTTCAGGGTACAGCCGCATTTAATACAGCATTTGGAGAAGGCTACTAATAATAATATCGAACATCAAAGTTTAGAATTTGTTATGTATACCATGCTACCGCATTTCAAGAGGGTAGAGGATAATATAAATAGTCAGTTATTGACTCCCCGGCAACGGGCTGACGGTTATTACCTTGAGTATAATATGTCCTCGCTTTTACGCGGTGATCAAAAAAGTATGGCGGAATCGTTTGCTAAGGGTATCCAGTGGGGCTGGTTTTCCGTTAATGACGTGCGTAGGATGCTTAATCTTAATAGCATTGAAAAAGGCGATATACATTTACAGCCTTTGAACATGGTTCCCATAGGTACCGAGCCGGGGGCTACTGGTAATAATAGTATTGATAGCGCAATTCAGGATACCGTAAAAAGGCTTATTGATGAAGCCGTAAACAAGGGGACAGTATGAAAAACTGGTTAGAGGTAATCGCGAAAGCCAATATAGGCGAGGTTTATATCTATGGTGAAATCACTGATTTTAAATGGTTTGATGAGGATATAACTCCTACCGAAATAAAAGAGGAATTAGCAAAGCTAAAAGACGTAGATGCTATTAATGTGTATGTGAATTCGCCGGGCGGTAATGTTTTTGCCGGGGTAGCGATATATAACGAGCTTAAACGGTTTAATAAACCGGTTACGTCGTATATTGATGGGCTGGCCGCCTCTATCGCGTCGCTTATTGTCCTGGCGGCTGATAGGGTGGTTATGCCCTTTAATGCTATGATGATGATCCATAATCCTTGGATGATAGCTATGGGAGACGCTAACGGGTTTAGAGATCTCGCTGAAAAACTCGATAAGATTACTGATAGTGTATTGATCGAAACATATCAAGCTAAAACAGGTCTTAAAAAAGAAAAATTAAAAGCTATGCTGGATGAGGAAACCTGGTTAAGCGGCGAGGAAGCCGTAGCGCTGGGCTTTGCCGATGTATTAGAGGAAGAACAGAAGGTAGCCGCCTGTTATGTCGGTAACAATATAAAATTCCAGGATGTAGAGGTTAAATTAAACAGGTTTAGGGCTTTCCCTAAATCAAAATTTAACGAGCATAAACCAAAAAAATCAACTTCATTCAAACAGCGCCACAGGCATAAGATTAATATGCTCTCGGCACAACTTTAACAGGAGGGTCTAGAATGGACTTTGCTAAATTAATGAAAGCTCAGCTCGACATCATGAAAGCGCTGTTCGAGGCTGCGGAAGCCGAGAGCAGGGATCTTACAGAGGATGAGCAGAAAAAGTACGACGCGGCGGAAAAGGAATTCAACCGCCTTAAAGCTGCGAAAGAAAAGGCGGACGCCCTGGCGGCTATGGAGGGCGCTATTCCCGAGCCCGAGCCCGAGCCTGAACCGGCACCTCCGGCCCCTAACGCGAACGCTTCGGCGAATAGGGTACAGGCGGGCGACAATAGGGCGATAAATAGGCCATATGACAGCATTGGATGTATGCTGTGCGACGTTGCGCGGACACGGAACGGAAGCGGCGAGGCTTTGGATCGTCTCGTAAAAGCCAGTCTCAACACGGAAACCGGCGCGGACGGTAATTTCTTGGTACCGCCCGATTTTATCGGTACGCTGCTTGAAAGGGCGGTAAGTGAATCTCAGCTTTATTCCAGGGTTACCGAGTTTACGATTAACGGTAATACCGCGAATATCCCCGCACCGGATGAAACCAGCCGGGCGGACGGTTCCCGATTCGGTGGTATTGCGGTTTACTGGGTACGCGAGGGCGGCGACGGTACCTATAAACAGCCTAAATTTCGTAACCTGGATCTCAAGCTTTCCAAGCTTATGGGCCTTGTAAGTATTACCGATGAAATGCTTGAGGATTCCGCGCTGTTGACTTCCTGGGTGCAAGAGGCTTTCCCGGCGGAAATGGCTTTTACTCTTGATCAGGCTGTTTTTGATGGCGACGGCAACGGAAAACCGTTGGGTATTATGAATTCCGGCGCTCTCGTAACGGTGGCCAAAGAAGGAGGCCAAACGGCTGATACTATCGTGTATCAGAACATAATAAAAATGTGGGCACGTATGCCCGCTCGCCGGATGGCACGCGCCGCATGGTATTGTACACAGCAAGCGCTTGAGCAGTTTCCGCTTATGAAGCTTGACGTAGGTACGGGCGGCGGGCCGGTTTATTTGCCTGCCGGCGGTGCTTCTGAACGGCCTTTTGCTACGCTTCTTGGCCGTCCTGTTGTGCCTATCGAGCAAGCCGCCGCGCTCGGCGATCTGGGTGATATCGTTTTCGCTGATCTGTCCGATTACATTGCAATTGTGAAAGGCGGTCTGAAAACTGACAGTTCTATTCACGTAGATTTTGATAAGGCTAAAACGGCTTTCCGTTTTATCCGCCGCGTGAATGGTGCGCCGTATACCCGCTCGAAATTGCAGAGCCGGGCTAGCTCAACATTTTACACCTCACCGTATATCACTTTAGCGGAAAGGGCATAGTATAGGGCACTATTCGGCGGCCCTTAGCGGGCCGCCTTGTGCTGAAAAGTTTTAACAAAAAATCAACTTTAAAAAGGAGTAAATAAAATGAGAATTCTTTCAGTTATCCCCGAACAGATAAAAACCGCTTCGCGTACTCTTTTTAACGGGCAAGTTACAGGCACCGGAGACGCTAAGGGGGTGCTTCCGCTGGGAAGTAATGGCATTATTGTTTTATGCCTGATCACTATGGCTAACGCCGCTAATCTGGTGTTATCCATTATTACCGCTGACGATGCTGACGGCACTACGCCCGTAGCTTTGGCTGGTAATGTGCCTATTTATAAGGATGACGTAAGGCAGACTGACGGAACGTCTTTAACCGTAGCTGACGATAGCGGGTCTTTTGTTGTCGCTTTCTGCATTCCGCCTATCCTTATTCCTGCAGATAAGTACCTTTGTTTATCCTTTGCGAACAGTAACGACGCTAATATCTTAAGCGCTATCGCCCTGGATGATACTTATCACGAAAACGGATAATAATTTTAATTTTTGTAACCCTCTATTCGTTTAGGCGGATAGAGGGTACTTTTGAAAGGAGTTTTAACAATGGCTGAAGAACAGAAAGAAGAAAACGGTCAAGACCTTGAAGGGGCAAGACCGGAATCGGGCAAGACCGATAAACCGAAAGCCGGAAAGGCGAAGGTTAAAAAAGAAAAGGCAGATAAGCCCAAGGGTAAATATGTGGGCAAAGAATTGAAAATAAAATTGCCGGAATCGGGTACGGAAATTGAAGGGCTTTGCCTTGCCGAACGTAAAATTAATGGCGGTGAGCAGGTATTTTTAAAGGTTAAAGGACAGGGTCAAGCTTCCCGCTTTTTTGATGTTTCAAATATCGTAGAATAGGCGGTATAAAATGAGGTTCTATCGACTGAATACAGCGGCGAGCGCGGAGCCGGTAACGGCGGCGGAGGTTAAACTTAATGCGCGTGTCGCTCATTCAGTCGAGGATACTTTAATAGCTTCCTGGATAAAGGCAGCTCGTAAGCTGGCTGAGGATTATCAGCACAGAAGCTATGTACAACAGGTTTATAGAATGGCATATGACTCTTTTCCTGATACTTGTATCGATTTTCCCCGGCCCCCGCTTATAAGCGTAGGCTCGGTTAAATATTATGATACCGACGACGCTGAAACGGTTTTTTCGTCAAGCAATTATTTTGTAGATACTAATTCAGAAGTAGGAAGGCTATCACTGAATTATGGCATAACATGGCCTACAGTAGTTCTTAGACCGATAAACGCGGTTATTATAGAGTTTACTGCAGGCTATGGCGCGGACGCTTCGGCGGTCCCTGACAGCGTTAAAAACGCTATCTATTTGTATTGTACGCATATGTACGAAAACCGGGACGCGGAAAGCGGATCGGTCCCTAAAGAATTTTACGATTTATTGCGGCCTGATAGAATGGCGGTTTATTAAGGTGTTAAACAGGAATGAAAAAAAGAAAAGTTTAGCGAGCCGGTGCCGCCATTATGTTGATTTCCAAAATAAAACAGAGACTTCAGACGGTGAGGGCGGCTTTACCGAAAACTGGGCTAATATCTCCGGCGCTACGCAGATACCTACCGAAATAATACCTATCAAAGCCGAGCGGCAAGCTGAAATGCGTTCTTGGAATATTATTGCTACGCACTATCTTAAAGTACGCTCTAATATACCGGTAGAGGAAGTAGGGCGGGCGGTTTTTGTTACTCCAGCGGGTACCCGGTATTTTTACATAAAGACGTTGGAAGATATTCAGACAAGGGATATAGAGCAGTTTATGATCGCTGAGGAACGTAGACCATGAGTACTTTAATTAAAAGTAAGTATTCTACTCTTAAGCTTAATACCTCGGAGATTTTAAAAGAAATTGACCTTAACGAATTTGAACGCCGCCGGGACGCCGCTAAACACGCCACAAAAGTAATGAAAAAAAACGTAAATAAAAAGGGCGTTTCTGTCCCTGGCGGCTACCCGGCTAGGCGTACCGGTACTACACGTAGAAAGATCGGTTTTCAGCATGTAAAGTTTGAACGCTCCACTAAGATAGGCAGTAAAGATTTTAAAGCGCACTTACTTGAATTCGGGCATGGAGACGGCAAAGAGCGTAATAAGCGGCCTTTTATTTTTCCTTCTTTACGCGAAGCCGAGCCGGAGATTATAAGAATTATGTCAAGGGAATACTTTTAATGTTTGAAAAGGCTCTGATAGCGCTTTTAGCTGCTGACGCGGCGTTAGTCGCTAAGTTGGCTGCTTTTGAGAGTGCTCCGGCGATATTTTCTAATGCTGCGCCGCAAAAAGCAACGTTACCTTATGTGGTATTTGATATTGATAAATCGGCTGTTGAAAATTTTGCCGCTTCTCAGTTTGACGTGGTTTTTGATATATACCATTATCAGGAATCAGGTAAGGAAATGCGGGAGATAGCCGAGCGTATAGAATTTGTATGTGATCTAAATGTTATTAGTACGGACGCGGGCGGGCGCTTTCAGGCTATCCGGTTATTTTATGAGGATGGCAGAGAGGTAGAAAATACTGATGTTAAAATAAGGCACTATGTTTTAAGGCTTTATGCCCGCGCTGGCCGTAAAAAATGGGCTGAGGAAACAATATAGTTATGACGCGGCGACACGGTATAGTTTCTGATACGTATGATAAGCTTTTGTTGGATTCTGGGGCTATTTATACAAATTTTGTCAGTATCGGAAGCCCCGGAACGCTTTTAGGCGCTACTCGCGGCGGTGCGGTATTTAAAAGAATTCCCGAGTATAAAGAAACGCCTTATGAGGGGATACCCGGTCAAGTAATAGGGCAAAAACATTTAACGGGGGTTACTGTTTCTTTAGAAGTGAATATAATTTCTTTTGATGAGGATAATTTAGCTTTAGCTATTCCTAATTCTACGGTTTCCGCGCCTTCCGGCGGGTATGTGCAAATAAGCGAAGGCGAATGGAACGCGGAAACCGTACATGTATTGAATAATATTGCAATATTAGCACAGTTAATCGGTTCAGCTTCGGCGGTAGCTATAGTGCTGGATAACCCTATATGCGAAAAAGAAATGGATTTAACTTTTAAGGATAAAAGCGAGTCTACAAGTAAATGGAGTTTTACAGCTTTTTATAATGAATCAGCGGGTTTTAGTACCCCGCCCTGGCGGATATACTGGCCCGTTTCATAATTAATAACATTAACCGGAGGTAATAAAATGGCAAGGAAACACGGAATAACCGCTAACACTTATAAGCGGTTTATAATTGATGCGGGGGCCGTCTATACTGGCTTTACGGATTTCTCTACTCCAGGTACGCTGTTAGGAGCAACAAAAGGCGGCTCTCAGCTTACCATAGAACAAGAGATCAAAGATATGGAAGTAGACGGCGCACGCGGCCCAGTGATTGGAAGCCGCCGTATAACGATGGTTAAAGCTACGCTTACCGTTAATTTTATTGAGCATACTTTAGCCAATTTGAAACGCGCTTTAGTGGGCTCTACGTCAGCCGTAGCGTTTGTTAACTGGGACGCGATCACGCGGGATCTCGTTATTGCTGACTCGGATTTTCTTACTAATATTGCGATAATAGGAGAAGTATCCGGGGATTCCGACGGTATGGGTATTGTACTGGATAATACCATCGCTGACGGTAATTTTGAGCTTGCTTTTGCCGATAAAGAGGAAGGCGTAGTAACTATGACTTTTACCGCGCATTTTGATCCTACTGATCTTGGTTCCGGTACGGATACCGAGCCCTGGACAATTTATTGGCCTACTGAAGCGTAGTAGTAATTAGTAACAAATAAACAAAAAGGACAAGCTATTATGGAAGAAATGCAAGTATCATCAGGGTATCCGCGTGTACGCGAGTTAACGCGCTTGGATAGGAAAAGACTATCTGAATTAATAAAAGCTTTCGCCGAACGTTCCGGTAATATTAAAATTACTGAAATGTTACCGGGACAAAAAGGCGAGGGAAAAGAAAAGGAAGCTGAAACAAACACCGATCAAGTATACGACCTTATTAAAAGCGTATTACAGGGCTTATTAGAGTGGGTAGAGGATGAGGTTACAGTGTGGTTTATGGACCTTATCGGCTTTACTGATAGGGACGCATACGACCGGCTACCTTTTGACATAGAGGTTTATATCATTGAACAGCTCGTAGGACAAAAAGGCTTTAATAATTTTTTTTCGCAAGCCTCGGCGCTATACAAAAAGATCCGAGGCTAAACAGAACTACAAAGGAGATCGAAGACGCCGTACGCTTTCATGATAAACTTACCGAAATACAGCTTGATCAGAAATTATATACTGAAATTTATTTTAGAGGAAAGTATATATTTGATGAAAGGGCGCGTATCGGTAAAGAGCGGCTTGTTGCGGCGTCCTTTTCTGCATGGCAGGGCTTAGCGGCGCATGCTAAGAAGCTTCCTACTTGGCAGAAATATATACGTGAGCTGGGGCTATCCGACGAGCCTAAACTCACGAAAGCGGATTTAAAACGAGAAGCAGATCAGGCAATGGAAAACGCACAGAGGATAATAGAAAAAGCAAGGCGAAAAAATGGCGGTCGGTAAAGAGCTTTTTAAATTATATGGCCTTATTGGCATGCAGGGCGTTGAAGTTGTTGAAAAAGATTTAAAGAAAATTGATAAGCAGGCCCGCCGCACGCAAAAAGAGATCGATCGGCTGGGCCGTAAGGTATCTGATGTAGGTAAGGTATTTACTAAGGCTTTTACAATACCGTTAGCTATCGCCGGGGGTGCTTTAATTAAGTTTGGCGCTGACTTCGATCGCGCAATGACTAGATCTACCGCTATAATGGGTAATCTATCTGAAGATATGAAAAAGCAAATGCGTACAGCGGCTATAGACGTGTCTAAAGTTACAAAGGCTAGCGCAAAAGAAGCCGCTGAAGCTTATTTTTTCTTAGCTTCTGCGGGTTTAAACGCTGCCCAGTCGATCGGCGCTTTGCCTTTGGTGGCAAGGTTTGCGCAAGCTGGCGCATTTGATTTAGCGCGGGCTACGGATTTATTGACTGACGCTCAGAGTGCTTTAGGATTATCATCTAAGGATACGGAAACATCTTTAAAAAATATGAATAGAGTTAGCGACGTGCTGGTTAAAGCGAATACATTGGCTAACGCTACTGTCGAGCAGTTTTCAGAGTCACTTACAAATAAAGCCGGGGCTGCATTACGGATTTTAGGTAAAGATATTGAGGAAGGCGCGGCGGTTTTGGCTGTCTTTGCTGATCAGGGCTTGAAAGGCGCTGGCGCTGGGGAAGCTTTAAATATAGCATTACGTGATTTACAAAAGTCAAGTATACAAAATAGGGCGGCTTTTAATGCGGCTAAAATATCTGTGTTTGATACTTCCGGTGAAATGCGGAATATGGCGGATATCGTAGGCGAGTTAGAGAGGCATTTAAGCGGTATGTCTGATGAGCAAAAACGAGCCGCGCTTATGACTTTAGGCTTTCAGGAAAAAAGCATTAATGCAACTATGGCGCTGATTGGTACGTCTAAAGCTATAAGAGATTATGAAAAGAATTTAAGAGAAGCGGCGGGCACTACTACTGAGGTAGCGGAAAAGCAATTAAAAAATTTCTGGGATCGTTTAGGTCTTATAAAAGATCGTATTATCGCTGTAGGTTTAACGCTATGGGATAGTTTTGGATCTGTATTGAATACATCAATAATACCACTATTAGAGAGAATGACAGGTTTACTTGAACGCGCCGCCGATTGGTGGAAAGATTTAGACGCGGCTGGCAGGCGTACAGTGGGTGGCTTTGTGTTAATAGCTGCGGCTATCGGTCCTGTAGTTTTTCTAATAGGTAAATTAATAGCACTTAGTAAAATATTCATACCGCTTTTGGTTGCCTTAAGAACGGGTACACTTAGCTGGTCTGGCGCTATGGGTGCTTTGAGTAAATCGGTTTTGGGTATAACTATTGTTATTGCCGCACTCGTGGCGCTGGGCTGGTATTGGTATAGCCAATGGGATACGTTAAGCGTACAGCTAAAAGCTTTGTGGGCTAAGATTAAATTATTTTTTATCAAGGGTATGAATGGTATTGTACAGAGTCTTACTGACGGCATGTTATCTTTAATGGATCTGGTATTAAAGGTATCTAGCGTAGTGCCGGGGCTGACCGAAAAAATAACTGCTGCTAAGATCGGAATTCTTAAATTTAAGGCGGCGTTATTGCGTATGGAAGGTGATCAAAGGACGTATACTAATAATTTAAATTCGCAGGCTGAAGCTAATGAAAGCTTAACTACCACATTGAAAAAAGCCATAGCGGCGGGTAAGGAAGCTATAGGCATAAAAAATAAGAGTACTGCGGCTACTAAAAAGCAGATTGAAGCCTATAAGGAAGAAATGGACGCGCATGTACGGCTATGGGAAATAGCTAAAGAGATTGGTAAAAAGCGCGTAGCTTTTGACGAAAAAATACAGAAACAGTTAGATGAAATGACGCTTTCTAAACAGGCTAAGTTACAACTTGAACGCGAGCAAGCTTTAATAGAAGCTGAAAAATTAGGCGCGGATAAATTTAACGTACTCAGGTTATACGCGCTAAAAGAGCAACAGTTAAGAGAGGAAACACGAAAGGCGGAAGCCCAAAAAGATAAAGATGATTTGATACGCCGTTTACATACGGCTACAAGTCTGGGTAATAAACTTGATAACGTACTTGGCCGCTTTTCCGATAATAAAATAAAACGCTTGGATAATGAGGCACAGAAGCAGATCGCGGCTATAAATAATTCACAAATGACGGAAGAAAAGAAGCAGCTTGCAATCCAGAAAATTGAAAGTGAAACCGAAGCCAGAAGGCAAAAACTAGAACGGCAACGGTAGCGGTAGTAAAAGCCTTACCGAATATCCCGTTATCCGTAACAGTGGGCGCTTTGGGTGCTGCTGAAGGCGTAGCGGTAGCTACCTCGCCGATACCTTTTCAAGAGGGTGGGTTAATTAAGGGTAGCGATCAGGGTATTAACGCTACGATAGGTGAAAAAAACCAGGATGAGTTAATTTTTCCGCTTGAAAAAGGAATAGGGCTTTTTATAGACGGCTTAATGGACCGCCTAAGCGAAATAGAATTTCCGAGCTTTGGCGTGCCCGCGCTGGCTGGGGCCGGTGCTTCCGGGCCTGCATCTGAGGTACATTTACATATAGGTACTTTTATAGGCGATGAGCGCGGTTTAAAAGAGTTGGAAAGGCGGCTTGATACTATCCGTATTTCTGAGAATCAGCGGAAGGGCTTTTAATGGCTATTGAGTGGGATATATATTTAGGTACTACCGGCGCTACGGGTAAGCTTTCGCCGTTCGGGCGTAGGGTTACCATAAATAAGAAAGAAACTATCAGAGAACAGCGGGCGGCGGATGGTACTTTGAAACAGGATTGCCTTTATGTTAAGCGTGAATTCGTTCTCGATTATTCGTTTATAACTGAGGAAGCTATAGAAACGCTTGATTACTGGTATGAATATTTTAAAACTAATAAAGCACCGTTACCGCTATATATGTATACCGGCCCGGCGGCGTATGATGAATATTCCGTTATTCCAAAGCCGGTAGATCGTACGCGGGTAGTTAAGAGTGCGGATAACTTATATAGCGGTATTAAATTTGTAATGGTTGAAGTATAGCGGGGGTATTATGGCATTTATTCAAACGCAACCTATCATATTAGCCGATAATACGGCAAACGCTTTTGTAATCCGCGAGGAGCCGGGCGGTGTGAACTACGTTGAAATTGATACGCTTAATGGGTCTGAAGTTATACGACTGAAAAAGAATATCGCTATAGCCGATGACGGCTATATAGGTAACGTTACGTATCCACAGTTAATACAGCTAACCTCATCTAGTAGCGTTACTGTTGCGGGTAATGTAGACTGTGAGCGGATCATAGCTACTACAGCCGGTATTTCAAGAATGAAAAGAATATCATCGTCTATAAATGTAGGTGTAAATACCTTAAGTATTCTCGCTGAATCTACGGGTAATATGCTTTCAGGATTCGGGCCGGGTTTAACGTTTTCTATAAGAGATACGGAGGGCATTGACAGGCAGATTTGTAGAATACTTGGACAAAGAGGGTCTACTGATTTATTAGGTAAAATAACTTTTTGGACCGGGGACTCTGGTAATTATCTTAAAATGACGCTTGACGAAGACGGGCAATTAACATTACATGGCGGCGGTGATCTAAATATAGATTCTGATACATACGGCTTAGTACTTGGAGACGGTCAGGACGCCAGGTTATGGTATGACGGTACTGCTGTACGCTTAACGGCTGATCTTGTCGCTGCTTCTGATTTTATAGTGGATTGCGGAACGGCAAAAACTCTTGAACTCGCAGAACCGGTATACGAGGATCTAAACTTTTCTATTGGTCAATTGCGGTCAGGCGTTACGCGGCCCGGTTTTGTTGATAAAAGGGGTACCGGCATATATCAGGATTCTTTTGCCGTAGGCGAAGAAGTTAGCGGCTCGGTAGAAATACCGCACGGTACTAAACTATCTTCTGTTATGGTTCCACATATACGTTGGACTGCTGACGGCGGCGATACTACGGGTAATTTTCAATTTCAAATTACGTATAAGATTACGTCTTATGATGGTACCGCGTGGTCAACGTCTACAACAGTTATTAATACTGGAGATATAGCTGTTAGCGCGGCTTGGGAAACTGGCCGCGCCGATTTTATTTCAAATATAAATAATTTATCTGTAATCGAGGCTCAGTTAGAATTAACTATTGAGCGGATCGCCGCCGGGTCTGATGAATGGGCCGGTGAGATATTTGTATCTACGTGGGGCTTACATCACTTAAGGGATACAATGGGAAGTAGGACTATATCAACTAAATAACTAAGGGGTTATCATGGCAGACAAAGTATTAAATATTAACCCGGCTAACATGCCGGTAGATCACCGCGCTATTTTACAGGAATGGCTTTTTGAAACTAGCCCGGTGCCTTTAACAAAAGTAGTAGGCGAGGAAACAGTACCCATAGAGTCACCCTCTGAAGTTACGGCGGCGCATGTTGAAGGCTATTTAGAGCGGCATATTAAAACCGAGGTTAGGACTTATCGCAGACAAAAAAGTATTAAGGACTATGAAAGCAGCTATGCCGATATAGAGCTTGAAAGTAATCCGTAAAATTAACCTATAACAATTAAACAAAAAGGACAAAAAAAATGAATACGTATAAAAGAAAACTGCATTTAGGCGAAGTTGTTGAACTCGCCGGGTTATTGAAAGACAATCTTAATGTATCCGGTACTGATCGGGTTATCATTTCTAAAATGAAAAATAAGCTTGCTGAAAAGTTTGCTAAGGAGCAAGCCGGATTTAACGAGCGGTTACAAGAGGTTACGGAAAATATAAAACCCGGTCAAACTATCGCCGTAGAATTTAATGAGGCTGAAAGAAAGAAAAAAGAGCTGGAATTTACCGGGGCTGAATTGTCCGCGCTGGGCCGGGTCTTTGTAAGCATTATTAATGATAAAGAAAAAGGTACACAGGAAACGGTAGCTGCAATTATGCGGCTATCTTCAAACGCCTGCTTTATGTTTGAGCAGTATATCAGCGATAATTTTAATGAGGAAGAAACGGAATTAATCCCACAAAAGGAAGATCATAATTTAATTCCGGAGGCATAAACAAAAGGAATAAGCTATGCGTACAGGCGGTATAAATAAGAGAGGTTCAAACCTCGTAACCCATTTTTCAGCGGCTAATTCTGCGGGTACCGGTTTGACCGGTTTGACCGTGAAGTTTTCAATTTATGATTACGCAAGCGGTTTTTACTGGGATAATGCGTCAGGTGATTTTGATTCTGGTACTGAAGTACTTAATACCGGTTCGGAAATAGGCTATGGGTTATATGAGTATGCTTTAACCGGCGGCTACGCACTTGGAGGTAACGAATTTCGTATACACGTTGAAGCCACGCAAACAGTTACCGGCGATATTTA